GGGTATCTTACGTATGAGGTTCATGACCATCCTGGGAATATCTTTAAACCAAGCCATAATTTTCACGAAAAAATCAGAAAGAGAATCAACCGCTTTATTTATAGTGCCCAAATCAAAGAACCCAAATGTTAAGAACTTCAATAATCCACCAGCGAGCCCCTTCAATACACTTGTAAAGCTTAAACCTTCATCCTTAATAGATTGGAAAATCTCACCGAAAATATCAAACGCAGCCATTAAGATGGTCAACGGTAAGAATAGTTTACCGATAATCTTACCTAGTATTTTTATACCCGGCAATAGCTTACTAATTATCCCACCTACTTTCCCGAACATCTTAAACAGAAAACCAATCGCACTCCCGATCCCTTTAAAAACCTTTACACCTATGCCTACACCTGCTCTCACCCCACCGATGACGGCGCGGAATACTTTGCTTATACCGCTAAAAAGTTTAGCAAACATTCCGCCAATTTTACCAGACTTGACGCGTCTGAAAACTTTCAGGATACTCTTACCGATACCGCTAAAGAATCGACGCACTTTATAATACACCCCCAATATTTTACGGCCTAATTTACTCTTCTTTAGAGTATTGAATATACGGCTTTTGAGGCCTTTAAAGAAAGCCTTAACACCGTTTATCATACGGCGTATGAAATTGCCCTTACCTAACCCTTTTAGAAAGCGGCCGATGCCCTTTATAACACGCCAGACGAACCCGAATCCCTTCTTGAATATCTTCCACGCTGCTTCCAAGAACGGCAAAATCTTCTCCTTGAAGAATAGTATTGCGCCCAAGATAACGCCGCCTAAAATGGTTAGAAGCATCGTAAGCCAACCGCCACTTTTTGATTCTGGCTCTTTTTTCTTTTCCTCGCGATGAAAATACTTCTTAAATAGATCATCCCAGAATTTTCTTACAGGGGCACTATAATCTTCTATTATTACACTAGTAGATTTTTTAACTATCTCTCTGGGTTTGTCTTTTTTATCACCAGAACCTTTTTTATCACTAGGGCCTTTAGTGGAAGCAATTAAATTAGACCAGAAATTCTTATCATCGGATGAATCCTTTTTATCGCCTTTATCACCTTTATCACCTTTATCGCTTTTACTGCCAGCGATGATAGCAAGCGCTTGAGTTATAAATGTAGAAGGCTTAATTTTATCGCCCTTATCACCCTTTGCCTGCATTTCTTCGATAAGGTCACTATACTGCTTTATAGAGGCTGCATCCATTAATAATATTTAATGGATGTGAACGAGACTAGGCAGTGAAGAACGTCGGATCCATCTCAATATCTATATATACACCGTCTTTCTTAAAGAATTCGGTCTCTTTACTCTTAACATCATTTATATAGTCTACCACCATATTATACACCTTAGCGGGCAGTGACTCCATAAGCTGATATCGCTGATGCATGTTATAATCATCCAGGTTTGCAGTGAATCCTAGGTTAACACTCTCAACTTTTTCTATATACTTCGCAACTTCAAGTATAAATAGATCGCCAAGAGCTGAAGTTGCGCTGTTCTTTGCTTCAATTCGTTTTATGATTTCCGTATTGTATACACTGTCTTTAGCTAGTGACGGTATCTTGCAATACACATTAAACTCGGGTGTCTTGATGACCCGCGACTTTAAGTCATCACCCATAGGTATCTTATTGCCTGATAAGATGTTAAGATCATACACGGTTGATTCGGTTGTATAATTGCTCGCTAACCCATTACATCTCATCAGTGTAATAATGAAGCTTCTATCTGATACAATATATTCTTTCTTTTCAAGAGAGTTGTCTTGTATGATCTGGTTCAATGCTTCGAGGAAACGGACACCACTGGTGTTTTTCTCGATAGCAGTTTTAATTATATCCTTCTGCTGCTTCGCGGTGAGCGGTTTGAACAACACCTCTTTATTCTCTGATGGAATAAAGATAGATACAATATTGCCATCTGTGATGCTTTTAATCGAATCTAGGATTTTATTGAATTCATTGGTAGCCATATGGGAACATTTATCTGAAATTATTTATAAGTCAACATTCGATTGTGGCATTTTACCCGCATTCTTCTTGTTATCGGCTTCGATATAAGATATTAACATATCAACTTCGACCGGTGGTAGATTTTGGATAAATTCAGACGATAACTTCGTATAGTTGCAAATGATTACATTCTTCTGTAGGCACATATAAAGATTAGTCTTGAAACACATCTTTATAAAGTCTAATAAAATATCATACTTAAGACTCAGTACAACGTCATCGAAATGAGGTAATTTAATTTGTTGCAGCTGACCTTCAATGTTTTCAGAATACGCCGTTATCTTGGAAACCACATCTGCAGCTAAGTACTGGAACAAATCACCCTTTTCATCTGAGTTCAAAATTCGTTCTTTTCCATTAGTTGTCGTGGAATATAAAAAGTCTTCTACATCGTACGATGAAATATTGCTAGGTGTTTTTATAGTTACGGATACATCATTATTCAACTTAATTATACAATCAGGGATATTAATATTAGAAATTTTCTGCAGCATTTCGTGTAGGTTTATACTTACTTTTGTATTCTCAAAAGACATTTCAATCTTAGGTCCTACAGAAATAATCCGCATAAACAATAATGCAATTATTCGATCTATGTAGGTCAACGTTGCGGACGTTTTAACATGGGTTTTTAGAATATCATCTAGCGCTGCGCATATGTGTTCGTTTACATCATTTTGTATAAACTTATTCAACTCGTAGTATTCGGCGAAACTGAGTTGACTCACTCGACCCTGTTCCTTTAGCTCAGGTAGGTATATGCTACTGAAGAACTTCATTCATTTACTATTTAGATGTATACAACCTAAATTCACTAAATAATAGCATATGGCAGACGAACCAAAAAAAACTGGGTTTATAGACGGTTTATTAGCTGCCCTCGATGGCTTCGCAATGGACGATAGCGCATTTGAGACGGGTGATGCGCCTGAAATAAATACTCAATTGGACGACGCACCGGATACCGGTGATGATGATGGTACAGTTACGGATGAAAGTATAGATTTGGGTGGTGATGAATCGGATGAAGATGAACCATTCGATGACAGTGTGGACCTAGGTAGTGACGGTGATGATGATTAAAAGAATCCAGCGACATTCAACCCAGGATCACCGCTCTTACGTAGAGCAGAAATGCCCGGTAATTGACCTTTTGATATTCTATTAATTATAGACGTCAGCGGCAAGTACATATTATTCTCTACCGTATAATGAGAGAATGACCATTTAGTCTGGAAGTAGTTTCTGCCTGACACAAATCCCTCGGAATCATACCCAGCTGATTCGTCCGGAACACTAAAGGGAGCACAGTTGTGAAACGTCCATATCTTTCGGGGTATCATCGATACCTTCTGAAATGTTCGAGTATACTGAAGTAGTGTTATATTTGTTTTAACATTCTTAATTTTCTCTTTGGGGTCCTTACTATTGCGAGCCACAAAACCATAGTGAGAGCCTGCTATGACCCACGGCCTAATAAGAAAGTCCACGAATGAAGTATTCGTTTCTAGGAAGTCTATTGTTAATACATCCGGATAGGTACGCCCGTTTGCAATGGGTGCGGGTGTAAATCCGCGGTTATTTTCTATGTTAACTGATTCAACACCGAAGCTATCACCAGGAAAACTGGCGCCCTGGGCAAATAGACAGCCAGTAATTTTCTGTAAAGGGTAAGACTTTAATATTTTTACGGCCTGGTCTATATTAAACGCCTTTTTACTACCACCGATTCGTTCAAGATTTTGCATAACTGCCGTGTTAATGCATTTAGGAAATTCTTCAATAAGTAATATCCACTGTGTGGTTAGTGGAATAGAGGTAAACCAAGACTCCATTTGAGTGAGGAAATAATCACGTGCACTGACAATCGGTATACCTGGAATATTAAATCCGAACAAATTAGATACTTGGGGGGCAAATAGAGGATTCTCACCAGTAGTGATCTTTTTAATATTATCACCGATTGATGAAAATGCGCTTGTGAACGGATCATTCATATGAGTATTTAACAATAAAACCCTACTAGAGTGACCTAGTAGGGTTTTAAGTTTAGGTTAGATGTATGTATTACTTCCTTCTCCAGTAATGATACGAAAGAGTAGCTTCGAAGTCTATAGTAGCGCCCGTGCCGTCAGACATGCTGTATGCGAGAGGACCACAGGTTACGCAGCTCACCCCGACTAACTGATACTGAGCTATCTTGTTATTCTGGTTATCTAACTGCACCAAATCAATAGTGGATGTCGCTCGCGGCGTGAAGTAGTTACCGGAACTACTGGCGTCATCGAATATATCACGGGTCCACTGTTCAAATTTCTGGCGGATTTTCGACTTAGCATCCGAATAAAACTTGAGCGAATATGCCTCACTACCAGGATATGTTGCAACACCAGGTATGTTAAATTTTAACCCCATGTAAGGAACCGATACGGGAGTTATTGCCCGAGCGGGTAGTGCAGCTGCCCGCGCATATACTAAATCATCCTCATCGAATGAGGCAGATGTTGTTCCGCCAGTCTCAATGCTGAGAATGCGGAAATTGATATCGCGAGCGAAGTCGCGATTGACAGCTACTCTGTAAAAGTCATTGATTAATTGTTTGACGTCAGCCATGTAAATATTTATCGTTAGCAGTCGAATTTCTTCTCAATACCTAAGATGTTTCGAATAAAAAAGGCGCCATATAATATATGGCGCCTTTATGTTAGTTAAATTTAACCTACGATCTCTTGGAAGTTAACACCGGTTCTGGTTGCATAGAAGTTAGCTAATATGAACTCAGCAGTCCTAACTGGCTTGATGTATATGTCTACAATCAGTGTGTTGTCATCAATTACTGACGGCGTGTTGTTTCTCTCGTCGCATATGATCAAGTAATCATAAACACCTTGAGTGTTTTTGGCATTATCAAAGATCGGCGTAAGAGTATTAACTACCTGAGTGCGAGTTAATAGTGTGTTAGGTTCGAATACGAAGAACTTAAGTGTATCTCTCGTAGCCTTCTCTAGTGACAAGAACAACCGGCGAACGTTGACGCGATCAAACGCGCTGGGTTTCTTGAGTAGCGTCTTCTGACCATATATCACGAAACCTTCTGATGGGAAGAACGCTACAGGATTGATTGAATTCTTATACAACTGATCCCGTTGAGTCTGTCTAGGATAGTACGCAATATCAAGCACATCCCGTATGATACCACGCGTGAACCCAGCAGGCGCATACCAGGGCTGGAAGTCATTATCGGTATTACCCATCGCAGCTGCAGCGTAACCAGAGAACGGCACCCACACCTGACGACCTGAAGTTACATCACTTATTTTAACGCAAGTGCCGAACACAGTTGCATAACTGGTGTTATAGCTGCTGTAAAGGTTTTGTAGAGGCGTCAACACATGCTGAGCGAAGTTCTTGTTCGGATCGTCAATCGTCTTAAGTGTGTTGCTCTGCACTAGAATTGGGATCAGCGGATCTGCAATTACTAAACAATCTTTTCTCGCTGGATTCTCTGCGAGGCTGACGAATGTATTGAGAACGGCGCGATAGTTACCGACAACTGTCGGTACTGACGGCAAATTAGTGGAAGATAACCCACCCATGTCAGTGTAGATAAAATCATCAAATACACCGGAGTTTGCCATCGCACAGGAATGCACAGTACCTAAACCAGCCTCGATTGCGATATCAAATGGATATATGTCCGAGTTATAGAATCTTTCAAAGATTCTCTGCAGCTTAGCCGGCACGTTGCCTACATGTTTGGTAGACAGGTCAACTGCTTGATACGCACCTACAGGATTTAACCCATCCGATGTGGATATGGCTGTGTTGAGATGGGTGAAGGTGTCATCAGCGGAGAACCCAATTACCGTCATTCTATTAGCAGCATTGGCCGCCGACGTTGCAGGGAGAGTGGTACCGTACAGGTTACCTGCTGTTAGTGCCGGATTGTTTACACGAATTTTGACTAACGGGTTACCGTCGTCACCTGCATAACCGTTACCAACCGAATAACGTGATAAGAAGGGGTTAACCTTCACTGCAATATTGGTGCTTGCATTGCTGATGATATCTTCGATGAAGAACGAAGTAGCAGGACCACCGTTGGAGTTATTGATCAGGCGGTGTGAATCAAAGGAACCAACATAGCTTTCGACTAGTGTCGGGGCAAGTTGTATTACATTGCCGGCGAACACGGACTGGCGAAGCTTAAACACACCAATCATTATAGTGTCATCAAAATCTCTAGTGCCTGAGTTAATTGTAAATGAAGGGATATTCTCCATTATCTGAGACACTGAATCATCAGGACCGCTTGCGACTGAACCCGTTAGGGAGTAGTTCGTCGTGTCGATACGAGCTGTGGGCAATACGAGATAGTTACCAGCACTAACGTAAGCTGCTGATGTATTAAGAGTTAATACCTTTGTGATATTCTCATAGTCGGTCGTATCGTTAATGTTAGTGTTATCAATGATACCAACATAGAGACCCTCAAAAGCCTGGTTTACTGACGTTTGAGACTGGTTAATTATAATAAACGCTGCATTGCCTAATGTACTAATGGCACTAGTCAATGTACCCGATGTGCTATTGGCGAAAGTGAATAGTGTGCCATTTAAAAATTTCGTATAATCGTCTTGATTTAGAGTATAGTGCGCAGGCGCGCCCAATACATATACACCAGAGGATAAGCTATATGTGCACGCGTTGCACATGACGCCGAGGGTGACATATTTAGCGGGATACGCTAGGAGACCCACGTTATCAGATACCGCGCCGCCGGAGCCAGAACCGTAAGGCAGCCGGGTCACGAGGATATCAGCCGGACTTTGGAAGGTGGCTTTTACGGAATTATAGAAATATCTCTCAGCAGCATTGGTGGGAATACCATATATCTGCTCAAATTCGGAGAGGCTTGAGACCCGCACAGCATCCTCAACCGGACCACGCGGGGAAAACCCCGGAATGTATATGGTTGTGGATGCGTTAACTACTGGTCGTAAAGATAAATCTATCTCGCCGATTTGGACACCTGGAGATTCAATTTTGCGTTTATTAGCCATAACTAAAAATATTTAATAGTTATGGCCGACCTTTTTACAAAATTACTATAAACTATTTACTTCTTCGACCAATTTACAGAAAAATTGACCGAAAGAAAACTCAACCGATGTTTCGGCTTCAGTGGCATCCCTATTACTCAGCGTAATGCCGCCTAATTTAACGGGAAATGCATAGGTATACTTAAATTCCACAGTCCGTTTATCATATTCATCGAGAGCAAATATGGATATGTCTGCTGCGTATTTTTTAATTATCTTATCCGAAGTGTATTTGTTCTCACCGCCTATATTGCTAGCGTCATATGAGCTGCTATGATCATCATTTAAAATGTCTAGCCATTTATATATAAACCAATAATTGTTAAATCGATTATCTATAGTAAAATTAACGGTGAGATTGGAGTATGGCTCTCTAACGTGGGTGGATATCTTCATTGACTGGCCACCATATCGTTGAGTTACCGACGGGACGGTAACTTCAGGCACAACCGCACCCCAAACTGAAAAGGTAAATGAATCGGGTAACACGGTGGCATTGGTTCGGTCATACTTCGCCACAATTTCCCTCAAGGTTGCAGGTATCGGTACAACCATAATAAATCTATCCTTGCGGAAT